TCGACGCCGACCAGGCACTGAACCTCGGCAACGAGCTCCTGAACTGCGCCACCGCCGCCCGCATCGCCAAGTCACGGGCGGCCCACCCCAGCAACCGCACCACCCTCACATCGGAGACAGCATGAAGATCCTCATCGACGTCAACGCAGGCCTCGGACTCGTCCCAGACACCATCGACCTCGCCGAGCTCATCGACCCCTTCCACGTGTGGGAGACCGCGGACGCCATGCTCGCCGCCAACCATGACAGGGTCTCCCCCCGCGCTGGGTCCTGCGCCGACCTGACCCTGCTGGAGAACGCCCTCGACGACGCCGCCGACGCGGTCGAGGAGCAGTTCACCACCTGGATGGACGCTGACACCGCCGAAGCCCTCGGACTCCTGATGATCAAGAAGGCCGCAGACCTGCGCTCGTTGCAGAACAGCCACGTCGCATGACCGGCCTCTACATCCTGGCCCTGACCGTGGCCGTGATCTACGCAGCCCTCACCTCCGCAGCGACCTACAAGACCCCCAACAACTGACCCACCCGGAGCCTGCCATGCCCAAGACCGCCGTGCACAAAACCACGTTCCTCGAGATCGCCGTTGCGTCCATCGCACCCCACCCCCGCAACGCCCGCCACGACCTCGGCACCGCAGCCAAGATGGAAGAGCTCGCCGCGTCCATCAAAGAGGCCGGGATCATCGAACCCCTGGTCGTCGCCGCACCCCTGAAGGCCTCGTACCGGTACACGCTCATCGCCGGACACCGCCGCCTCGCCGGAGCCGTCGACGCCGGACTCGACACCGTGCCGTGCATCATCCGCCATGACCTGGACACCCCCGAGAAGCAGCTCGAGACGATGCTCATCGAGAACGGGCACCGCAAGGACCTGACCGTCACCGAAGAGGCCGACGGGTACCAGGCGCTCATGGAGTTCCCGAACTACACCCCGACCCTGATCGCGAAGAAGCTCGGCCGGACCCGCACCTACGTCGAAGGCCGGCTGTCCATCGCGCACCTGCCTGAGCAGGCCCGCACCGGTGTCGACCACGGCCAGTTGACCATCACTGACGCCCTGGAGCTAGCAGCGTTCACAGACCTGGGAGTCGTCGAAGAGCTCGCCAAAGCGGTCGGGACCCGCGACTGGTCCTGGAAGCTCAACCAGGCCAAGGGTGACATCGCCCGGGCCAAGGAAGCCGCCGACAACCCTCCCCCAGCGGAACCAGCCGTCACCAAGAGCGCACCGACCGAGGCCACCCCCGAGCAGGTCAACCAGATCCCCGAAGGCCGCACCGCCCGCGCGACCCTGCTCCGCACCCTCGACACCGCAGCCCGCTGCCGCCACCAGCACCTCGCCGAGGTCATCACCGAAGGCGACCCCGACATCGCGTTGACCATCGCTCGGGCACGCGTGCACCAGGCAACCCAGGCGATGTTTTACGACCCGGCCATCATGACCAAGGTCCTCGGTGCCGGTTACGAGCGGCGGATCCGCGGCATGACCCTGCCCCAGGCTGTGATCGCCCTGGATGTCATCGGCGGCCTGCAACGCGACATGGACCTGGCCCGGTCCGCGTCCGCGTGGCGTCAGACCCACACCAAAGGTTGGCGGCACACCCTGGGCACGGTCTTCGGGTACGAGTGGTCCCCCGCCGAGCTCGAGCTCATGGGCGACGCGTCGTGAGCGTCCGCTGCGAACTCTCCGACCTGCCCGTCGACCAGTGCGCCTGCCGAAACCACGCACCCAAGCCACCAGTACCTGAGTACGTCATCACGGCGCGCTTCCCGGCCCGGTTCGACTCCGAGTGCGACGGGTGCGGCAACGCCATGGACCAAGGCGACATGATCGCCCGCACCGACGACGGCGACTACATCTGCGAGGCGTGCTCATGACGTACCTGGATCGCCGGTACGTCAGCGGCTACCGCTGCGACAAGCCCGGATGCCCTGCCACCGTCGAGGGCCCTGAACTGCCGTTCTGGTACGGCCTTCGCGAGTACTGGGCCGAAGCGGAGTCGCTTGGCTGGACGAAATGGAACGGCAGGTCTCAACACACCTACTGCCCCGACCATGGCCCGAGCAAGGGACACAAGATGCGCCTCGTCTCCAAGGCCGCGTCATGACCCTCGTGGTCGGCGACGTCGTTCGCATCGGCAAAGGCAAGACCGAGTACACCGTCACAGGGTTCGCGCAGTTCAAGTCCATTACCGGCAAGGCATACGTCACGCTGCACCCGCTCGTCGGGTACACCAGCGCCAGCGCAGCCCCCGAACGACTCACTGTCGTCACCAAGGCCGGTGCGGCATGACGCCCCGCGAGAAAGATTGCCTAGCCTCGCTCGTCCACCATCTCGACGGCTCCCAGATCATCGAGGCGGACGACCTCATGCGCGACATCGAGTACCTCGCCAAGACCAGCAGCGGCCCCATCGTCTTCGACGAGGACACCCTGTTCGACACTCTCGCTGAGGTCGGCCAACGCCACGCGGACGCCGGCCGATGAGTACCAAACATGTGCCGATCTGCGACTGCGGATGGCAAGGCTCACCCACCACGCCCGCCCGTGTCGCCTACTCGTTCCGGCAGCACTCATGTGCCCGGCAGATCACCAAGGACGCAAAGGCCGCGAACGGCCGCGCGATCGCCGCCCGGGTCGACCACACCCCCAAACCGTGCCACCACAAGCAGGTCACTCACGTCCACGGCACCTACGCCTGCTACGTCCTGGACAGATGCCACTGCACGCCGTGCAGCACCGAGCGCTCCAGGTGGGAACGCACCACATCCCGAGCCAAGGCCTACGGCCGGTGGGACAACCTCGTCGACGCGACGCCGGCACGTGAGCACATCACCGCCCTGGCAGCGCAAGGGATGGGGCTGAAGCGCATCGTCGCTGTCTCCGACATCTCCCAAGGCTTGCTGTGGAAGCTCATCTACGGCAAACGCCACAAGGATGGATCCCGGATCCCGTCGGTGCGAATCACCAAGTCAGCCCATGCCAGGATCCTCGCCATCAGGCTCGACCTCGCAGACGGCGCCAAGATCTCTTCGATCGGCACCACACGCCGGATACAGGCCCTCGTCGCGGTCGGCTGGTCACAGTCGAAAATCGCCGCCCGCCTCGGCATCGGCCGGTCCAACTTCACCGCCCTCGCACAAGGCCGAACCGGCGTCACCACGGCACGCGCCAAGGCCGTCGCGGACCTGTACGACCAGCTGTGGAACACGGCGCCACCACGGGCCGAGTGGCGCGACAAGATCGCCTACACGCGCAGCATCCGGTACGCCGCACTGGCTGGCTGGGTTGTCCCGATGGCATGGGATGAAGACACCCTCGACAACCCTGAGGCGACGCCTGATCTTGGCCAGGTCTCGCTTCTCAATGGCAGGCCGATGAAGTTCGAGCTTGAGGACATCGACTTCATCCTCGACAACGACCCGCTCACCATCGACCAGCTGGCCGACCGCCTGCACGTCACCCGGGACACCATCGAGCACCGCCTAGCCCGGACCGACCGGCGCGACCTGCTCGCCAGGATGATCCGCAACAAGACCGTGCAGGAGAACGCGGCATGACCGATCAGGTTTGCATCAAACGAGACCTGTCCAGGTGGCCAACATGCCACTGCCCACCGTGCAAAGTCCAGCGTCGCCGGATGGCCAAGCTGCGCCGCACCGGGCGCCTACCACGCCCTGACCCGGCCCTGGCGTGGGAGCGGATCGACGCGTGGATGGGTGCGGGGTACTCGGCGGCGTGGATCGCGACCGCCTGCGGACTGCAGATGCGCAACATTGAGTCCGCCCTGTCGGAGCGCAACGCCGGGCACGTGCGCAAGCTTGGGGCGACCGTTACCGGGCGGATCATGGCCGCTGACATCAGGACCGGCACCGCGGGCCACTGCGACGCACTGGTGGCACGCCGGCGCCTGCAGGCCCTGGCGTGCCACGGCTTCGACACCAGCCGCCTCCAGGCCGCGTCGGGGATCTCGTTCGTGACGTTGGCTGCGATCCGCCGCGGCGCCACCACGAACATCACCGCGGCGCGCCACCACCAGATCGCCGACCTGTACGAGCAGCTGTCTGGCCAGTTTGGCACGTCGACGGAAGCCAAACGCAGGGCAACCCTCGCCGGGTGGGTGCCACCCATGGGTTGGGACAACATCGATGACCCCACCGAAACCCCTGACACCGGTGGCAGTTCAGGGTGGACCAGCAGCCAAAGGTTCGACCTGGACGACGTCGAGTTCCTCCTGGGCATCACGCCCTACACCCTCGACCAGCTCGCTGAACGCCTGGGCGTCACCAAGTCGGCCATCGAGCACGCCTGTGAACGCAAGAACCGACGCGACATCCTTGCCCGCCTGGCACGCAACACCACCACCCGTGACCGGGCACAAGCGGCATGACACCCAACCTGAGGTCCCTGCTCGACGGGAAGTCAGCATGGACCGCTGACGCTGCGTGCGCGGGCCAGTACGAGCTGTACGACACCGCTGCAGCTCTGCCTGTCCTGGCATCCGTCAGGAGGGTCACGTTGCGCGCCAAAGCCCTCCAGGCCGCCCGAGCCATGTGCGGGACCTGCGAGGTGCTCCGCCGTTGTGAGGAAGCGTCAGCGACCGAGAGCGACGGGTTCTGGGCTGGCATGACCGAGGCAGAACGCGACACCCGCTGGTACCACCAACGCCACCCAGCTGGCACCGACGACACCAATGAGGAGACAGCCTGATGGCCCGCACCCACGCCCGAATCAAACTTGCCATGTGGGCCGACGAGGACTTCCGGGACCTACCAGGCGAGTCACAGTGGTTGTACATGCTGCTGATGACGTCCTCAGGGCTGTCCTACGCCGGTGTTGCGGACTGGCGGCCGGCACGCATCGCACCCATGGCTGTCGACGTCTCACCGGACCGCGTCGAGTCCGCAGCGGTCGAGCTGGAGCAGAACCACTACATCGTCATCGACCGTGACACCGAGGAAGTGCTGGTCCGATCGTTCATCCGCAACGACGGCCTGATGGAACAACCCAACGTGGCCGCCGCGATGGTCAAGGCCTACGGCGCGATCGCGTCGAGAACCCTCCAGGCGGTCATCGTCCACGAGCTGAAGAGGCTCTACAAGGAGGAGCCGACGCTGAAGGCCTGGGCCGCCCGACCCGACGTCAGAGGGCTCCTGAAGAAGCGGGCCATGACCCCCGACCAAGCCCTTGAGGTACTACCTCCGAACATGGCCGGTTTCCCCTCCGACTGGGGTCACACCGAACCATCGTCAAACCCTTCCGGTAACCCTTCGCCTAACCCTTCGGGAACAGATCAACAAAAGGGTTCCACAAACCCATCGGTCGATCCCCCCCTCACTCCTACTCCCTCTCCTACTCCCTCTCCCCCAGGTACTCAACTACGTAACACAACCTCACCAGAGAAACGACCAACACGCGGAGCCCCCTGCGGAGACCTACCCGAACACGACCCCGACAAGTGCTCCGGCTGTATCGCCCTAGCTGATACCAACCCACCCACCGACTGGAGAAAACGCGCATGAAACCCAGAGTCAGTCCCAGTCAAGCCCGACGCCTAAACCTCCTCGCCACCCAAGCCGCCCACATGCTGGCCATCCCGCCACCCGTCGTCAACGAGCACGGCGACCGGATCAGCGTCGGCTGCGAACCCTGCGGCCTGTCCGTCGACGCATCCAACACCGACTTCGGCCGCGCCCTGGTCAACGCCTGGCCAGCCATCCATGCGAAGGACTACAAGCCAGCGAAGGTGAGCAACCCATGATTATGTCAACCTGTCCGGTGACCTCTGGTAATGAGAACGATTCTCAAGTTACCCCTGAGCGCGTCTGGGTCATCACTCGATGGCTCGTCGCCTACACCGGCTTCCCGCTGGACAGGATCGTCCTGCCTCGTGAGCCGGCCACCGAGGAAGAGCGGCTGTGGGTCGAGACCGAGCTGCGTACCCGGCTGGTGCCTGGTGGAAAGCTCGAGGTGGCAGTTGAGAACCATTCTCAAGAGCGTCACTGTCGTGGCTGTGGCTGCACTGACGACCATGCCTGCCCCGAAGGCTGCTGGTGGGTCGAGAAGGGCCCCAGTCCGCTGTGCTCGTCTTGCGACAACGACCGGAGCGCGTCATGAGCGTCAAGTCGATGCCCTACTTCTGGGTCGAGTGCGACGGCGACGGGTGCACCGCCCGGTGCCCGAGCGAGGACTACGACATCACAGCCTGGGGCGATGAGTCGCAGGCCATCACGGACGCTGAGGACTCGGACTGGACCATCACCGCGGCGGGTGAGTCCTACTGCGAGGACTGCGTCCCCCAAGACGCCAAGGACAGCGCGCACCTGGTCTCGGCTGTGCGCGGCGACACGTTGCCCGGGCTGACGTCATGAGGGCCCTGACGATCCGCCAGCCCTGGGCCACGTTCTTCGCTCTCGGCGTCAAGCAGATGGAAACCCGCTCGTGGGACACGAAGTACCGCGGACCTGTGGCGATCCATGCCGGGCTGGCGTGGCCGTGTCGGATCGGTGACTGGTTCGAGGTCGGCCCCTACCAGGTCGAGCGGGACAAGTCGGGGCTGCTGCTGCGAGGCAAGTCCCTGTCGTGGCCGTACCGGCTGCCCATGGGCGCCGTGGTGGCTGTGGGTGACCTGTTCCAGACCCGCTCCACCACGAGCGGCGGACACGCCCCGAGCGACCGTGAGCGGTCCCTGGGCGACCACTCCCCGGGCCGGTTCGCATGGTCCATCACGTCCATCTCCCGACTGCCTCAGCCGATCCCAGCCAAGGGCGCGCAAGGGTTCTGGAACTGGGACATACCCGACGGCCTCAACGAGCAGCTGCGGTACCCGATCCGGGAGGCGTCATGAGCGCGCCGAAGCGGATCCAGCGCAAGCGCACCAAAGGCTGGCGGATGCCCGAAGGCGCCATCAACGTCACCCGCCCATCCGACTGGGGCAACCCCTTCAGGGTCGGCGACGCGGTGCTCCCCACAGACGGCCTCAAGGTCACGATCACCCAAGCCCTGGCTGTCGAGCTGTTCCGCGCCTACGTCGCCCAGTGCGGCTGGGAAGGCCAGATCCGCGACGAGCTCGCAGGCAAGACGCTCATGTGCTACTGCCGGCTCGACCAGCCGTGCCACGGAGACGTCCTGCTCGAACTGGCGAACCGATGAGCGCCGACAAGTGCCGCCCTGTCGAGATCGACGGCGAGATCATCCGCGTCCACGGCGGCGCTGAGATGGATGCTGTGACTCGTGAAGCGTTCGCCGATGTGGTGCGCGCTGCCAAACGCAGGTACGTCGCTGAGCTCGCGAAGAGGGCTACGCCATGACCACCACGGCGGAGTACCAGGTGCAGCTGGCCAAGACCATGACCGAGAACGCGTTGCAGAACCAGTTCGACGCACTCGCCGACGCCCTCGGCTGGCGTTCATACCACACCCACGACTCACGCAGGAGCCCTGGCGGTTTCCCTGACTCCTGCCTCGTTCACGCCCGCCAACGGCGCCTGCTGTTCGTCGAACTCAAGACCATGAAGGGCAAGACCAGCACCAAGCAGCACGACTGGATCGCCGACCTGACCGCGGTCGGTGTCGAGGTTCACCTGTTGCGCCCCATCGATCTGCTCGACGGCAGCATCGAGCGCATTCTGAGGAGCCCCAAATGATCCCAACCTGGACCGACCACGCCCGAGAGCTCGTCCGGTGCGCCCGCCGGGACACCCGCAACTTTGTCGTGTCCATTGTGCGCTACGTAGCGCACTTATCCGCTACCATCCAAGAACACACCCACTCCAAGCCCAGGAGCACCCCATGGCAACGCTCATGACCACGTCCCCAGCAGCAACCCGGTTCGCCACTTACCCGGGAGATGTCACCCACATTGTGGGAGAAGTCAAAGGCCCGAACCTCCTCGGTGAGTGGCTCACCGCCGTCACCGCCGACTACGACGCTGCCACTGACAAGACCCGCGTCGGCTTCACCTTTCAGACAGTCGCGGTCCCGGCATGACCACCCCAGAAGAGCGCCACGAAGCAGACCAGGACGACGCCGACCGCGTGCGTGCGTGGCCGGCTAAGGACGCGCAGGAGCCACTGCCAAGTGTGCGCACCGTGACCACGGTGAACTCCGTGTATCAGATCAACGAAGCTGACCACACGATCAGGCGCATGAGCGGTGCCAATGACCCCACACCGCGCCAGGGCGCGGATGGCGACTGGCAGGCATACGAGATCATCCAACCGCACCTTGGCGGGCTGCTGATCGTGTGGAACCAGACCACAGGCAAGTGCACGTGGACCAGTGACGTGGTGGGGGACGCCAGTGTCCACCAGAGCCTCAACGCTGCTGACGACCGGCGCGCACTGTGATCAGGTGCCCGGTCTGCCGGCGCACCCAACACGGCCCCGAAGCGATGCTCACCCACCTCACCACCCACTCCCACCTGGTCCTGGCCGAAACCCTCCTCGAACGCATCATGCCCTGCGGTAAGAAGCGGTTCAGCACCCAGCCCGAAGCCGAACGGGCCCTGGTCATCAACTCGATCTCGACCAACCCCAACCGCAGGGAGGTCCGCGCCTACAAGTGCGTGCAGTGCCACCCGCCGTGCTGGCACCTCACCAGCGAAGCGCGCGCCGAGGCGTCGTCGTGCTGACGTTGGCGCAGCTCGGCGACTACTTCCTGGACATGTCACGCACCGACGAGGACACCAGCCTCCGACAGCTCTGGGCCAACCTCGCTGCCGACGTCGACTCCTACATGGCCGGGCACGGTCCTGCTGACGCGCCACCGCGCCTGGAGATCAACGTCGCCACCCTGAGGGACCATGCGTCAGCCTGTGTCCTGCCCTCCAAGCACACGGGCTTTTGTTTTGCTGACGTGGCGGAGTAAGCCCGCTATGAACGTCCTCGTAGGTCAGGCCGCGACCCGGTTCCTCCAACACGTCGACCGGTCCATCATCCAGACCGAAGCCCAGCTGAAGGCCGACATGGAGTTCCTGGCACATGAGGCGTTCCTGGCCACCGGCATCCCCGTCAACGTCCGCACCGCCCGCGCACTGGAAACCCTGTCCCTGGTCACGGTATGAAACTCCCCCAGGGTGTGACCCAGATCCCGGCCGTGGTCCGCAACGTGCCCGCATACCTGCGTGACCGGGCCGACGAGCTGCGCTTCAGCGTCGACCTGACCCGCGCCCAAGCACTGCACGACGGCTACCCACCCGACATGGTCGCCCTCATCGGGTCTCTCGAGCTCGGCTGGGCTGACTTCCTCGACGCCCTCGGCGGCCGCCGGCCATGAGGCCCATCCTCCAGACCCAGTTCTACGACCCTGACGCGCCCGTCGATGAGCAGCGTGGCAACTGCCTACAAGCCGCCCTCGCGTCACTCCTGGAACTGCCACTAGGCGACGTTCCGCACTTCGTCCAGGACCACGTCGACCACGACGGTGACAGCGTCAACGAGTGGCACTGGTGGAACCGGATGCTGCTCTGGCTGCACGACCGCGGGCTAAGCGTGACCTCGGCTGGCGTCCGAGATCCCGAACCCGGTGAGTACGTCCTGGCGATGGGACCGAGCCCACGCGGCAACGGCATCCACCACGTCGTCATCAACCGCGATGGTCAACTTGCGCACGACCCACACCCTGACGCAACGGGACTCGTGTCGGTCGAGAGCGTCTACATGGTGCATTGCACTGGTGACGACTGATGAACGTCTGCCGCGAGTGCGCGGTCCCGATCCGCTGGGCGAAAACCCCCAACGGCGTCGCCATCCCACTGGACCGGGAACCATCACCGATCGGCAACCACCTGCTGACCGGGACCCTGGCTCGGAAGGTCCCCGCCCACCAGCTGCCGATCGAAGACCAGGACGCGTACACCTGCCACCTGGACACCTGTACCCGGAAGCGCACCCTGACCCTCGTTCCCAGCAAGCCCAGGTGCGCCACGTGCGGGCTCGTCATGGACCCGATCGAGCCTGGACAGACGACCCACCCATGCTGCTGACCCACGGTGTGGCATCACCCACCCCACACGCCACAACCACAGACTGAGCCCATGGGGAGGACACCCGAGCAGGTACAGGCAGACACGGCACTGACCGCCGCCGTCCAAGCCGCCGCCATCGTCTACGGCTTCGCACCCGACGCGATCGTCACCGACTACATCGTGGTCCTGTCCGCCCAAACCTGGGACTCAGCCGGCGACACCACCAGCGACGAAGGGGTCCTGCTCCGCGACGGGTACATGCCCGACTACCGCGCCCGTGGCCTGGCTCAGCACGGCATTGAGGCACTGGCTGACCAGGACCTGTTCACAGCGTTCGCCAACACCGACACCGACACCGAAGAGGACGACTGATGCGAGCCCTACTGTGTGTCATCACCCGCCGCCACGACTGGACCCACCGCCCCTGGCACTACCCCATCTGCACCCGCTGCGGGGCCACCGTCAACGCCCGCGGAACCCTGGTAGCCGCATGAGTATGTCTCTGGCCGACGCCCTCGAACAGGCCGACCGCAGACCTGGCACACCCTGCGCCGTGACCGCCTTGATCGACCAGTTGCGCACCACCAACCCGGACCTCGCCGCCGAACTCCTCGCCGCCTCCCGCGGCACCGCGTCCATCGCCCAGCTACACCGGGCCACCGCCTACCTCGCCGAACAAGGCGTGCTGACCGAGGCCCTGTCTCAGAACAGCATCGGCCGGCACCGCCGCAAAGAGTGCCGCTGCCCGTGACCACCTCCTTGGCTGATGCGATCGCCGCGTCCAACCCGACCCCGGCGCCCACCCCACGGGCCGCCCAGGTCGTCCACCCCAAAGGCTGGGAACCCGGCTACCAGTGGGACGGCAATACCGGAAGCGTCACCACCGGGCCCCTGACCGAACGGCCCACCACCTGGGATGCCTGGCTGATCGACGCTGGGATGGACCCTGCCGACGTGGAGGTCATCGAACCGGTCAACGTCCGCGGCTGGGACGGACTGCAAGCGGTCATCGACCCCGACACCAAGCTGCGGGTCTCCACTGTGGTGCGGATGCACTACTACCGGCTCAACGTGCGCCGCCTCACGTCCACGAATACACCGGATATGAGGCAGTTGTTCCTCAGCGCGCGGGCGGCCCGCAAAACCTCCAAAGCGGCCGCGGAACGACCTGAAAAGGTGGCCTCAGCGACCGTCGTGCTGTGGGCCGACCCACAAACCGGCAAAGTCGCGAGCCGGGGCGGCACCGCCCAGCTCATCGAACGCCAACAGGGGTACCTCGAAGGCATCGAGGCGTACTCCCGCAAACACCGCAACGACGCCGCGTACCTCTTCGACCTCGGTGACCTCGTCGAAGGGTTCGAAAACACCAGCTCCCAGGCGTTCACCAACGACCTGTCCCTGATGGATCAGATCGACGTGGCCACTACCGTCGAGCTCGAAGCCGTCAAAACGTTGGCCCGGACCCACGGTTCTGTGGTCATGGCCGGTGTCGGGTCGAACCACTGCCGGTGGCGGGCAGGGAAGGGCGCTCTGGGTCTGCCTGGGGATGACTGGGGGATCTTCGCGCTCAAGCAGATCCGCAAAGCGTTGGCGCTGAACCCGGACCGGTTCGGCCACGTCAGTGTGCTCTGGCCCGACAAGCACGAAGAGACGTTGGCGCTCGACGTCGCCGGCACCATCATCGGCCTCGCGCACGGACACCAGGCGAACAGGCCCGAGCAGGTCCCGCAGTGGTGGGCCAACCAAACCCACGGCGGGCAGGCCATCGCACACGCCGACATCCTGCTGACCGGGCACTTCCACTCGCTGCGGATCCAGACGTCGGGGATGAACCCGATCACCGGCCGGTCCAAGTGGTGGTTCCAGGCACCCACCCAGGACAACGGCTCCGACTGGTACCGGCACCGGTCCGGGTCTGACTCTGACCCTGGCCTGCTCATCTTCACTGTCAACGAGTACGGCTGGGTCCGCGACTCCCTCACCCTCCTCTGATCGGAGACACGCCATGACCACCCTCCTGGGTCTCGCTGGTTACGCAGGCACCGGCAAAGACGCCCTCGCACAGCTGATGTTCGCCTGGACTCGCGTCGCGTTCGCCGACAAGATCCGCGCCGTCGCCTACGACCTGGACACCACTGTCGCCGAAGCCGTCGATGACACCTCTTGGGACGAAGCAAAACGCACCGTGCCCTACGTGCGCGAGTACCTGCAGTTCATCGGCCAGGTCATTCGCACCGACCTGGGCGCCGACGCATGGCTCAACGCGATCCTGGGCCAGCTGCCGGCCGGGCCTGTGGTCATCACCGACGTGCGCTTGCCCAACGAGGCCGACGCGATCAAAGCCCTCGGTGGTCGGGTCATCGAGATCACCCGCCCGGGCGTGGGGCCGGCCAACGGGCACGTCACCGAGCTGGGGTTGGACGGGTACGACTTCGATGCGTCGTTCAGTAACGACCGCACCCCGGCCCACCTGGCGCTCGACGTGCTGGGCTGGTTGGAGTCGCAGTGAGCGGGCAGTCCGGCGCCCTGGAAGCGGCGATCACCAAAACCCTGCAGGACCACGCTGACGAACCGGCGGAGAAGGGCCTGATCACCGGGTGGGTCCTCGTTGTCGAGTCCGTGGGCATCGACGGGGCGCCTTACGTGCGGATGTACGCGTCGAACCACACCCCGAGGTGGCGTGATCTGGGTCTGCTGCAGTTCGGCATCGACTGCCTGAAGCACCACCTGTTCGCCCGCAGCTGACCATGCGAAAAGTGGTCCCTGCGAGTACTTTCCACATTGTTGTGGCGTGTGGCTTACCACACGCTCCAGTTTGTGCCATGATCAGAGATGCACCCAGGCATCTGGGACCACCGCCCACTGTCTGCCCGACAGGTGAGGCCCATGGAAAGAGAGCATCAGATGACCGTTTACGCAGGCCGGCACCGCAAGACGTCCACCGCTGACCACCGCATCCCCCAGATTGTGACCAAGACCGCGTCCGCGGGCCTCATCGGCAAGGGCATCCTCTACGTGTCCCTGACCGACGCGGCCACTGGCAACACTGTCGGCATCGACTTCGAGCCTCGCGCCGTCGAAGAGCTGCGGCGCGTGCTCGACCAGGACGCGGCATGACCTGCGTCGAGGTCTGGCACGCAGGGCAACTCGTGGCAGTCAAGGTCTGCCAGAACGACAGGGAAGCCACGATCTACGGCGTTCTGCAGTGTCGACCAGGGAACGGGAAGAAGTTCCTGCTCATCCACCCGCGCACCGAGACCGAGCGTGCCGCATGAGCGCCCTTGCTCCAGGGACCCACGTCGTCGTCACAGCAGCCGGCGGACTGACCGGCAAGACCGGCGTCGTCGTCGAGTGCGCGCGAGTGGGTGACGCCAACTTCGAGTACGAGGTCGCCGTCCTGCTGGATGAGGACACAGTCAGGGATGACATCGCAGCCCTCGGCTTCTACACCCACGAGCTGCAGGTCGCGTCATGACCCCCTTGGATGGCACCCGCGTCTTCCTGCCTCGGGGCCGCGTCGCACACATCCTGGACCCACTGAAGAGCCCAAACGACTGTAGCGAGGCCGAGTGTGGACTGAGCTCGTCCTGGGCATCCCCATGGCACGGCACTGGCACCCAGGACGAGACCGACCGTGCGCTCGACCTCCCCACGTGCAAGGGATGCCTGCGATGACCACCCCGAAGCCGGAGCGTCAGTTCCCGCCCCGCTGCCCCGACTGCCACCACCTCCTCGCCGACACCGGCAAACCCCACTGCCCCGACACCAACCTGGCCTGCGACTGGCTGCGCTGCACATGCGGGACCGTCGTCAACCAGGCCGGGACCTGGACCAACGGCATCCGTCGAGGCGCAGCGGCATGAGCCTCTACGACCTGTCTCTGGAACCGCCACTCACCCTCGAATGGGCCGACGACCCCGGCACCCACTGCCCCGAAGGCGAACCGTGTGACGGCCGGCTGTCCTGCCACCTCTGCGACGGTGTCGTCTGCACCAAACACGACGACGTCGCCGACTGTGGTGACGGACCCGCACACGAGGAATGCCACCAGCAAGGGTGCGCCAACGTGGGTTGCGAACAAGACCGGGCCGACGACGCGCTCCTCGAACGGGGCGACGACTGATGAGCGATAAGAGTGGGATTGAGTGGACGGACGCGACATGGAATCCGACTGTCGGATGCACCAAGGTCAGCGCCGGCTGCGACCACTGCTACGCCGAGACTCTGGTCAACCGCTTCGCCGGCACGTCACCGGCGTTCCCCACGACGTTCGATATCGTCAACCTGCGGTCTGACCGTTTCCTGACCCAACCTTTGCGGTGGCGCAAACCACGCCGCATCTTCGTCAACAGCCTGTCCGACCTGTTCCACAAGGACGTGCCAGACGATTTCATAGCCCGCGTGTTTGCCGTCATGGCCGCGTGCCCGGAGCACACCTTCCAACTGCTCACGAAGCGGCATGGGCGGATGCGGTCACTACTGTCGTCCGAGGAGTTCCCACCTGCTGTTCTCGCGCATTGGGTGGGCGGCGGGTGGACGCCTCTCGACCCCAACTGGTGGCCGCTCCCGAACCTGTGGCTCGGCGTCAGCGCCGAGGACCAGGACGCCGCTGACCTGCGCATCCCAGCCCTGCTCGACACTCCGGCCGCCGTGCGTTGGGTCAGCGCCGAACCCCTACTAGGGCCACTCGACCTGCACTCAAACGACGACGGGCAGAACCACTGGCTGCCGGACTTCGGTCCGCAGTACGACGACGGGTCCGGTGAACCCGTGTGCGCCGGTCATGGCGTCTCTCGCTGTCGACACTGCTCGTCGATTGACTGGATCGTCGCAGGCGGTGAGTCAGGCGCGCACGCCCGCCCGATGGAGCACAAGTGGGTGCGCGACATCCGTGACCAGAGCGCGGCAGCCGGTATCTCGTTCCTGTTCAAGCAATGGGGCGGCCGGACACCGAAGGCCAACGGGCGCACCCTCGACGGGCGCACCTGGGACGAGTACCCAACGCAACCAAGGACCCCCTGATGCCCAGGAAACCCCGCGCGAAACTCCGCCCCGACGGCACCTGCACCAAATGCGACCTCACCCACCCCAAATGCGTCGCACACAACAACCGCCACCTGCCCTGCGGCCGACCCGCGATGCGCGGCCAGAAGGTGTGCGCCACCCACGGCGGACGAGCTGTCGACGCCAAGAGGAAGGCTGCCAAGGCGATAGCCCAGCAAGAGGCTGACGCTGCGAAGATCCGCGCCTGCAAGACCCTCGGGGTCCGCTTCGACGGCCTGAACATCTCCCCCACCGAAGCGCTCCTCGAAGAGGTGACCTGGACGTATGTGCACGTCCAGTGGTTGCGGACCAAGGTCCAGGACCTCGAAGACCAGGACTCCCAGACCCTCGTCATCGACGAAGATGGCGAGCCGGCGACCATCCAGCGCGGCCATGCTCTGGTCTGGGGCACCACTGAACACAAGAACAAGACAGGTGGCGACGACTGGGGTAACACCACCGTCCAACGCGCCGGACCCAACGCCTGGTACGAGCTCTACTCCCGCGAACGCGACCGCCTGATCAAAGTCTGCTCCGAAGCGATCCGGGCCGGCATCGAGGAACGCCGCGTCCAGTTGGCTGAGCAGCAGGGCGCCCTGGTCGCTGAGGCGATCCGGCGGATCCTCGACGACCTGAACCTGTCCCCTGAGCAGCTCTCCCAGGTTGCCAGCATCGTGCCCCGTCATCTTCGCGCCATCGCAGGAGGAGCAGCGTGAAGCCCTACTACGCGGACGAATCCGTGACGCTGTACCACGGTGACGCACTGACGGTCCTGACGTCGCTGCCGGACGCCTCGGTCAACTGCTGCGTGACGAGCCCCCCCTACTTCGGGCTGCGTGACTACGGCGTCGACGGTCAGCTCGGGCTCGAAGCCTCACCCGCCGAGTACGTGGAGAACCTGCGAGCGCGGTTCGCTCAGGTGCGTCGTGTGCTCGCCGACGACGGGACGCTCTGGCTCAACCTCGGAGACTCCTACGTCTCGTCGAACGGTCACACCGATCCCAATGTAACCAGCACCCTGCAAGGACGCAGACAGGCCGGGATGACACCGGGCATCGTCGGCCGCCGCGCCAACCTTCCCCCAAAGAGCCTGCTTGGGATGCCATGGAGGACGGTTTTCGCGCTGCAAGACGACGGATGGACGCTCCGCAACGACATCATCTGGGCCAAGCCGAACGCCATGCCTGAGAGCGTGACCGATCGGCTCTCGACCAAGCATGAGCACCTGTTCCTGTTCGCCAAGTCACCGCGATATTGGTTCGACCTCGACCCCATCCGCGCAACCCTGATCCGACCCGAGGCGCTGACCGAGGGTCTGGTGTTCGGTGGCAAGTCACCCGACGTCGGTAGGCGTAGAGGTGCCACCTACGGCAAGGCGTCGTCCGCGAACCTCTCACCTACTGGCACTCGGCACGATGACATCTATGACGCCAAGGGGAGAAACCCCGGCGACGTCTGGTCAATCCCCACGCAACCATTCCCCGACGCGCACTTCGCCGTCATGCCACGAACCCTGGCAGAGCGGGCCATCCAAGCCGGTTGTAAGCCGGGCGGCACGGTCCTCGACCCGTTCAGCGGCTCGGGCACTACGGGCCTCGCAGCAGCCCGCCACGGCCGCAAGTACGTCGGCATCGACCTCAACGCCGAGTACCTCGACCTGAGTCTGCGGACACGGCTGGCGCAACCTGGTCTGGACCTTGGGGACGCGTCATGACCCGGCTGGAGTAGCCCTGAGCACAGGATTCCTCGAAGCCGCAGCCCGCATGTTCGACCCGAACTGGCGGGCTGCCTACGCAACCCCCCGAGACCCCGCCGTCAAGCTCGACCCCCGCACCATCCAAACCCCCGCGCTGGACCTGATCGACGCCGCACTGGTCGAAGCTGCGACCACTCCTGATGCGCGGCTCATCATCTGCATGCCCCCCCAGGAGGGCAAGCTGGTCGATCACAACGAGGTTGTCCCCACACCTGACGGATACCGGCGACACGGCGACCTACAGCCCGGCGACTGGGTCTACCACCCCACCGGTCGCCCAATCCGGGTCACAGCCATCAGCCACGACGGCCAGGCCAGCATGCGGGTCACCACCAGCGAGGGTGGCTCTGTGGTCGTTCACCCGGCACACGAGTGGACCATCTTCGACCGCGCGCGTGGTCAGTGGACGACGGTCGAGACTCGCTCGCTCGCGGCTCGCCGACTGCAACAGACCAACGGCCGATTCACCGTGCAACTCCCGGACCGCGGGCCGCTCGAAGGACGCCGCTCTGATGACGTCCCCCTGGACCCCTACACGCTCGGGGTTTGGCTCGGCGACGGCTCGACGAGCAAAGGCGCTGTCACCCATCACGAGGACGACCACTACGTCCTGCCCTACAAGGTGTCATCTCGACAGGTCCACCCCACCACTGGCTGCGTCACGACCTACTACGTGGGGCTCTGGGCCGATCTGAAGGCCGCAGGCGTCGCCGGCGACAAGCACATCCCGCACGCCTACCTCTGGGGTGACATCCAGACCCGATGGGACGTCCTGTGCGGACTCATCGACTCAGACGGCAGCATCGCCGTCAGTGGCCAGGTTCTGTTCGCCAACACGAACACTTTGCTAGCCAAGCAGACGGCCCAACTCATCAGGTCGCTGGGCTACCGGGTCGGTGAGCACGTCGTTCCTCCTCGCACGTCAAGCAGTGGGATCGTCGGCAAGCTGCCGGTCCACATCGTGACGTACTCGCCCCGTGACGGGATGGTCCCTGCCCGCCTGGCACGCAAGGCCGGAAAGATCAAGGGAACAGCGCAGCACCGCCGCATCTCGATCGTGTCTGTCGAGCCTGTCGAGCCGCGCCCTGGTCGGTGCATCACCGTGGCGAGCACGGATGGGCTCTACCTCGTGGGCGAGCAGATGATCCCCACGCACAACAGCTTCCGGTGTTCCAGGTGGTTCCCGCTGTGGCTGCTGCACCGCAACCCAGACACCCGCATCGCGATCATCTCCTACGAGTCCAACATCGCCAGGCGTTGGGGCCGCGCCGTCCGCGACACCATCACCCAGCACGGCAAAGCCCTCGGGCTCAGAATCCGCGACGACCTCGCCGCACAGCATGAGTGGCAGCTCGACGGCCACGAAGGCGGCGTGTACACCGCTGGCATCGGTGGCGCACTGACCGGCCGCCCGGTGGATTTGCTGATCATCGACGACCCGATCAAGGACCGGGCTGATGCGGACTCCCCCACAATCCGGCAGAACGTCATTGACTGGTGGACCGACACTGGATCCACGCGTCTCGCCCCTGGCGCCCCTGTCGTCCTGATCCAGACCAGGTGGCACCCGGACGACCTGGCCGGGTGGCTCCTGAGCCAGGAGGACGCGCACCGGTGGAAGCTCATCAGCATCCCCGCCCAAGCCGAGTGCCTGGATCCGGCAGACGACCCGCTCGGCCGGCAACTCGGGGAGTTCATGGCCAGCGCGCGCCGGCGCACCGTGGCGCAGTGGGAGAAGATCAAGGCCGCCCTACCCGCCCGGACGTGGGCTGCCCTGTACCAGCAGCGGCCGACCCCTGCTGAGGGCACGGTGTGGCAGGAGTCGTGGATCAGCGCGTTCCGCGGCCGCACCGGCGACTCCATGCACCAGTGGGCGCGGGTCCTGGTCGGTGTCGACCCCGCCGTCACGTCCAAGACGTCCAGTGATGAGACGGGCATCGTGGTGACCGCGATGGACACCGAGGGCACCGCCTGGGTGGTCGACGACAGGTCCTTGCGCGGAACCCCCACAGAGTGGGGCGTCGCGGTCTGGCACGCGGTGTTCGACTGGAACGCGACAGGGATCGTCATCGAGGACAACCAGGGCGGCGAGATGGTCCTGACCGTCCTACAAACCTCTTGGCAGACCGCGATCGCGTCATACCGCAAGCTGCACCCGTCTTGGCAGCCGCCCCTGGCCCCACCGATCACCCGGGTCCACGCCCACAGGTCCAAGCGGATCCGCGCCGAGTCCGTGGCTGCGATCTACGAGGTCGGCAAGGTCCGCCACGCAGCTGACGGCACCGACCGGCTGCAGGCGCTTGAGGATCAGATGACGGCCTGGACCGGTGTGGGGGATAGCCCGGACCGGATCGACGCATTGGTTCACGCCCTGACCGCGCTGTTCCTGCCCAAGCATGCGGACGCCGGGGTCGGCGCCGCCCGTCAGCAGGCTGCGTCCCGTCGCCGTGCAGCTGGTCGACGCTAGGCGTTGCAGAACTGTTGCTGAAGTGGCGCGACCCTTTTCCCACACTGGCCCGATACGGTGTCTCTCGTGGCGTGCCACACGGCACAATGACGACGGAGGCCCCTCTTGCGCACGTTCCTTCACGACCAGTGGTCCCCGCTCTCGCACATCGCAGACCTCGGTGACGGGAACCTCGGGACGCGCCCGCTGAATGTCGCGCCGTGGGTGGACGACGTCGATGCCCGCCGGCTCACCGCGTACCGGATCCTGTCCGCCTACGTCGACAACGTCAGGCGGTACTACCTGCCGGCGAACATGTGGGGCGTCCAAGGCGGCCTGGAGCTCGACTCGTTCGGGAACCTGCCCTCCAGCTCGGACCCGTCCGAAGCTGCGAAGATGCGTGAGTACGGCCATGCCGGGCTGATCTGCGACGCGACCCGCTCCCTGGTGCTCGGTGAGGACCAGACCATCGTCGTGGTCGACCCCACTCAGGAAGGTGACACCGAGAACGCCGCCACCGGCAAGGTGAGAGACTGGCTCGAAGCGTGGGCCGCCAAGGAACGCCTGGTCGGCAAGCTCCTCACCGGCGAAGAGACGACCATCACCGACGGTGACGGGGTGTACGTGCTGGGCTGGTCCCCCCGCGCCGGACGCCCCCGGCTGAAGGTTTACGACCCGGGCTTCTACTTCCCGGACCTCCTGGCCGCAGACAAGCCCGAGTACGCCGAGTGGGACGACGACGACTTCCCGCCCGTGGTGCACCTGGCGTGGGAGCGCGAAGACGACGACAACCACACCATCCTGGTCAGGCACACCTGGCGGATGCGCAAACTCGACCAGGGTGTGTCGGCGCCGTGGGGTGGGGTCCGGGACTGGACGTGTGACTTCACCGTCGTCGAGGTCCGCACCGACCGCCTCAAGGTCGGCTGGAACATCTACAACCTGCCCGCTGACGGCGAAGCGGTCACCGTGGTCAAGGCGACCGTGGACCTGGGTGTGGACTTCATGCCCGTGGTCCACGTCCCCAATGACGAGCCGGGCGGGCGGCACTTCGGGCGCTCGACCCTGCTGCGGGTCGCGATGATCCTGGACGACCTGATGGGCAGCGACACGGACCTGGCGATTAGCTCGGAGCTGTCCGCACCTGCGGCCACCATTGTCACCGGCGGCGGGTCGCCGACGTTGGATGGTGGGCCGGGCGTGCAGTGGAACACCCCAGCCGGCTCGAACATCTCGCAGCTGGACACGTCCAAGAGCCTGGATGCGCAGATCAAGCACGGTGACCGGCTGATGGAGACGTTGGCCACGAACGTCCGTCTCGCCCTGGTCCTGCTCGGTCGCGCGGATGTGGGTGCGGCACCGTCGGGGTATGCGTTGGAGCTCGGCTTCGCCCCCACGTCCGCACTGGTGCGTGAGCTGCGCAACGTCCGTGGAGTGAAGTACCCGCTGCTGCTGAAGTTCGCTGTCCGCCTGACTCAGGCCAACGACCCGACCCAGATCCCCGCTGGGGCCACACCCGACCTGTCCATTGACCTGGGTGCGGCGTTACCGGCGGACCTGCCCGCGGCGATCGAGGCCGTGAAGGACCTGCTGCCGATCCGGGCGATCAGTACGGCTACCGCGGTGCGGATGCTGTCGCGGGTCGGGTTGCCGATCGACGACGCGGCCGCTGAGGTGGCGTTGATCGAGGCGGAGGCGTTGGCCGGCGGTCACATCCTGGGCGCACCGGTGCCACCTGTTCCGCCCGTCGCATGATCGGCGTGGCGTGTCACACTCCACGGAGCACACTCGCGCTCTAGCGTAAGCCAATGAACAGCCCCGCATGCGCACCGGCGTGCACGGGCAGACCGACAACGATCTTGGAGGCAACATGCTCAAGGGCATGAAGCGGTACAACGGCAAGTACAGTCCCTTCGCCGGGCTGGCCTTTGGCATGCTCTGCAACACGCCCGAAGATGACGGCGGCGCTGGTGGTGGAGGCGGCGACGCAGCCGCCCAAGCTGCTGCTGCTGCTGCTGCGGCGGCGGCCGCGGCCGCGGCCGACAAGAAGTTCACCCAGGACGACCTGACCCGCATCGCCACCGCTGAGGCCGCCAAAGGCAAACGTGCCGGCGCCGCCGAAGTCGCCGCCGAGCTCGGCATGACCGTCGCCGAAGCCAAGGCCCTCATCGCCACCGCCACCGCAGCCCAAGAGGCCGCCAAGACCGAGGCGCAGAAAGCCACCGACGCCGCGACCGCCGCCAAGACCGCAGCTGACGCGGCGACCGCGACCGCAGCGCAGACCATCCTCGCGTCCAAGGTCACCACGGCGCTGGTCATCGCAGGGATCACCCCGCAGGTCGACGGCAAGGCCAACCCGGCGCTGGCCATGGCGGTCCGCCTGGTCGACGTGCCCGCCGACGCTGACGACGCGGCGATCACCGCCGCCATCGACATCGTGAAGGCCGCCGCGCCGGCGTTCTTCGCCCCGCCCGTGCCCAAGCCTAACGGCGAACCGGCGAACGGGCCCACCAAGACCCGCGCTGCTGGCACCACGTTCGGTGCCAAAGGCGCAGCGGAAGCCGCCAAACGCTTCCCACCCGCAAAGGTCGCCTAGACCCCACGAACACACCACGGCCACCCCGCAGCCGCGATACGGGGGACGGGCACCACCGCCCGCAACGGTGGACGACGGCGGCACCTGAGCCCGCACGTGCGAGCACAACCAGTTCCCTTTCGCATGTGAGGAGCAAGACGTGGACATTTCTCCCGTCACCACCAGCTACACCCCGGAGGACAACTCCTGGGCAGTCTCCGCCGACTGGGTTGAGACCGTCACGGTCGACGGCGCCGTCGGCTTCGTTCCCGCGACGCACTTCCCGACCGGTGTTCTGCCGTCCGGGACCGCCCTGGGCAAGGTCACCGCGACAGGCTTCTACGGCCTGTTCGCCGCCGCAGCCGTTGACGGCACTGGCGTGTTCGTGGGCTTCACCCACGGCGACGTCACGATCAGCGCGACCAAGAAGGTCGGCGCCGCGATCGTCACCCACGGCCAGGTCAAGGAGTCCGCGCTGCCGTTCGTCGTCGACGCGTCCGCCAAGACCGACGCCCCCCTCATCCGGTTCGTCTGACCCGGCTAGATAAGGAGAAACAGTCATGCAACTTTGGGACATTGTCTCGCCGGCAGACCTCACCGTGTTCGCACGGACCCTCCCCGACGACCTGCCCGACAGCCTCAACCGGTTCCTTCCGGACCGGGTGCTTTCCGGGATCAAGTCCCGGTCGGCCAAGAAGAGCCGCCAGAACGTCACCGCCCAGTACCGGGCGTACAACGCAGCGACCCCGCTCGGGATCCGTCCCGTCACGGTCTCGCTCACCGAGGTCACGCTGCCACCTGTGGGCCAGAAGATCGCACTCACCGAGTGGGACCGTCTGCAGCTGGACGCCGCACAGAACGGTGCGTCCGCACTGGACGCCATGGTCGCCACGATCTACGACGACGTCGAGAACTCCGTGCGCGCCGTCCGCAACCGTGCCGAGCTGGCCCGGGCGTCGTTCCTGAACACCGGCAAGTTCTCCCTGGTCGCCGAGAACGGTCTGACCATCGAGGCCGACTTCGTCCTGGACGGCACCCACAAGCCGACCGCGGCGATCCTGTGGGGTGCCGCGAACGCGGTCCCGCTCTCCGACGAGCAGGCCTGGGTGCAGATCATCAAGACCGACTCGGGCAAGGCCCCGATCGCGGCGCTCTGCTCCTCCACGGTCATCGGCAACCTGCTGCGCAACGCGGAGTACCGCGCCGCGTACTGGGGTGGCAACGCTGGCCAACAGCCGAACCTGAACCGGGCGCAGCTCAACCAGGTTCGCTCCGACAACTTCCTCCCGCCACTGGTGGAGTACGACCACCAGCTCGAGGTCGCAGGGGCGAACACCCGGCTCATCCCGACGACCAAGTTCATCCTGGTCACCGACTCGGTGGGTGAGTCCCAGTGGGGCATCACCGCTGAGGGTCTGGACTTCGCCACGACCAACGCCGTGGACTTCGTCCTGGCTGACGCGCCTGGCCTGGTCGCTTCCGCATGGAAGACCCCGGACCCGGTCACGGGTTGGACGAAGGTCAACGCGACGTTCATGCCGGTCGCGGCCGACATCGCCGGCCTGCTTTCGGCGACGGTGCTCTGATCGTGGCTCGTATTCGGGATGACTTGGACGGGTCGGTGTTCCTTCACGGGGCACCGGGCGGTCCGGTCATCCTGTTCGCCGGCGACGAGGTTCCGAAGGGTTCCGAGGTGGGCGCGCATCTGCTCGCCGCCGAAGAGCCCGCTGAAGCTGACAACGAGCAGGGTGGTGCCGCTGACGAATCCGGCGACCCCGCACCTGCGAAGCGGGCTGCACCCAAGGCCTAAGCGCAGTCCACACCTTGACGCGGCCTCGCACACCACTGACCACGAGTCGTGGGTGCGAGGCCGTTCCCACATATCAGCAAGTTCCGGCCGCGACGGAGGATACGAATAATGGCGCTCACGACGACCGACCTTGACCTGATCCGTGACGAGGTCGGCGACGCCACCCCGCCCACGGACACCACGCTGCAGGTGTATGCGGCCGCGTTGGCTGACCGGTGGCGCCTGGTCGCCCTGCGGGTGTTGAAGCGTCGCCGTGCATCTGGTGCCGGCGGGTCCGAAGCGTCCTCGTTCACCCTGACCGGAGTGCTGTCCGTGTCGAGCTCCAAGACGGACCTGGTCGCGCTCGACGCGCAGATCCTTCGCCTCGAGCAGGACGAGACCGCTGACGTGACCGGGGGCACCTCGACCTCGACGCATCTGCGCCGGGTCACCGCCCGTGGCTGACAACCCCGGCGCCGCCACCGCGATCGCGGACTCCATCGAAGCCCTCACTGTGATCCTGCGCCGTGACCTGGAAGCGGTGTGGGCCAAGGTGAGCGCCCAGGTCGACCAGCTGGAGGCCGACTGGCCCTCGATGGGTTCGGCGGCCCGCAGACGCCGCCTCCTCGAGCTGCAGAACCACATCGGGGCACTGGCGGACTCAGCCGATGAGATCGCCGCCCGGCACGTCCTTTCCGGGGTCCGTGACGCCTACCTGCTGGGTTCGCACGCCACCGCCCTGACCGTGGGTGGTGCGGTGGCCACGACCGGGGTCGACCTGGACGCGATCACCCACCTCGCAGCTGACACCCACCAAGATCTGCTGCACGCCACCACGCACATGCGGCAAACCACCAAGGATCTGATCCGCACGTTGGCCCGGGACCACGTCTCGGACCGGCTCTACACCGGCACACCAGCCACGCAGGCGGGCCGCGCGCTCGCCAAGGCACTCCGCGCCCAGTCGGTGGCTGCGATCATCTACAAGGACGGCTCACGCCACGGCCTGGCCTCCTACGCCGACATGGTCGTGCGCACCAAGACCGCTGAGGCCTACCAGGTGGGCGGGTTCAACCAGGCCGAGGGCCACCAGGTGAAGTTCATGGAGGTCATGGACGGGCCCAACTGCGGGTGGCTCTCTCACGACGACACCCGCCAGGCCAACGGTCTGATCCTTCCCATCGCTGAAGCACGCTCTGTTCCCATCAGCCACCCCAACTGCAGGCGCGTGACAATTCCGCGCCCGGACGTCAAGTCCCTGATCGGTGCTACACCCAAGGGCCCGCAGTTCACCGCCCAGCAGCTCAAGGATGCAGCGAGTGGCTCGGACGTGGGGTTCCGGAAAGTCGTCGACCGCAGAGGTAACGGCACGATGGCGCCGGCCGCGTCGGTGGCTCGTGGGCCCGCAGCGAAACGCCTGGCAGCGTTACAGGCACGCCGCGCAGGCTGAGCGTGTTATGTCGTAAGCCACGCACCACACTGGCACGATGACGGGCATGCCCACAAACGAAACGCTCATCGAGACCGAGCACACCGACCCTGCCCCAGTGCTGCACCCCGTCCATGTCGAGATCGACGCCCTCGGCGCCGGCTCGCTCGAGGTAGACGGGCACGACCTGTCCAACAGGATCGCCCAGGGTGGCGTGACCATCCAGGCCGGCGACCGGCGACGCCCGACCAAGGTGTACGTCGAACTCATCGGCGGCGTGACCTACGACGGGCCCGCTGAGGTCACCATCGTCCAGGGTGCGCACGCTGTGGAGTTCCTGCAGTCGGTCAACCCTGACCACCTGGCCAAGGCTGCTCTGACGCGAGGGTTCAACCGCAACCCGATCGAGGTCGCGCTCGAGGTCCTGATCGAGATGGCCCAAGCCGTCGAGACTGGGGAGCCGAGCGAGTGAACCTCGACCTGGCGTCGGTCTTCGCCCGAGCCCAGTCCCTGGCCGAGCAGGCCATGACCACGTCCGGGACCACAGTCAAGGGCCAGCGGGGCAAGGACACGGTCATGGTGGACCCGGACACCCTCGAAGAGGTCGTCGTGGTCGCACCGGTCACCTACCCCGACGTCGTGGCCCTGCTCGTCCCCCAAGCCGGTGGGTCGAACGGGCAGCCCTACCCGGGCACGGTGCGCTCCGACACCAACTGGCGTCTCCTGCTGCCGGTTGCGGTCACCAACGTCCTGATCGGTGACGTGTGGACTGTGCTGACCTGCCGTGACCCGAGGCTCGCCGTGGCCCGCCAGTTCGTCATCAAGGCCATCCCCGACAGCTCAGCGGGTGCGATCCGTGACCTGACCGTCGTCGCGTTCCCTGAGACCGGGCAGGTCTGATGGCGATGATGGCTGAAAAAGAGCGCGAAATTATGCCGAATAATATTCCGGCCTCAGTCCGCATCGGGGCCGTGACCTACACGGTGACCATCGACCCCGACACCTGGTTGCGCTACGAGCACGAGGCCCAGTCCAAGGGCTACTACGGCCATACCGAGCACCGCACGGCCACGATCCTCATCAACCCCGAGGCGACGCCCGACGTAGCACGCCTGACCCTCTGGCACGAGATCCAGCACGCACTGTGCGAAACCACGATGGGCTCGCCTGACTGGCTCAACATCGGCGAAACCAAGGTCGACCGCGAGGAAGCGGTCATCCGTGCGTTCGAGTCACCCACCCTGCTCGTGCTGCGTGACAACCCCGACCTCGTCGACTACCTGACTGCACGCTGATGGCTTCCGAATTGGCCGTTGAGGTGTCCTTCACCGGGACCCTGATCGACCTCGAAGAGGTCGGCCACCAGGTCGGCCAAGCCATGGAGACCACGATCCGCGAGTACGGCATGCACCTGCAGAACGAGGTGCGGATCAACGCGACCACCGGCTATCACAAGCCCGGCCGCCCGCACATCCCCGGTACAGGTCCGGGCCCGAACCGCGCCACCGGTGACTACGTCCGCTCCATCAGCCTGTCGTTCAGCTCGGGCACCCTTAATGGTGAGCGCTCAGTGGACGCTGACGTGTATACGAACTCGTTACAGGGCAACCGCCTGGAGTACGGGTTCGTCGGCGTCGACTCTATTGGGCGCGTGTACAAGCAGTCGGCGTTCCCGCACTGGGGACCAGCCGCGGACACCATCGAACCGGCATACCAGGCCGCGGCCGTCGACGCGGTCGAGGGCGTCCTGGCCCGTGTGAGAGGAAGTGCCACCAATGGTTGACCCGATCTGGCAGCCCAGTGTTGTCGTGGCCGAGCTGAAGACGTGGCTGGGCACGGTCCTGCCTGCGACGGTGGGCAGTAAGCCGTTGACGATGTGGCAGGACACCCCGCCACCTGAGACGCTCCTGCCGTTCGTGGTGTGCTCGGCGCTGCCCGGGTCCACCCCTGTCGCAGCTGCGGCCGTGTCGGACTACCACGACATCCTGTACCTGCAGCTGGGTATCCAGGCCCTGTGTGCCACGGAGACCGAGGCCCGGGCCCTGTTTGACATCATCCGCCTGAAGGTCGCAGCCCGGGCCCGCGTCGGGTACGTCACACCCATGGCCCTGACCACGGCGCGAGTCATGACCCGCAAGGCCAACTACGACGGCGCCCCCGACTTGGTCGGTGGGCTGTGGCAGCAGTTCGAGACGTTCGAGATCACCTACCAACGCCCCTGAAGGAGCACCCCACCATGAGCATCACAGCCAAGATCAAGGTCACCGGCAAGACTCCCGTCACCGACGGACAGACGACCCTCAACTTCCTCCCCGACTACCTCACCGACGAGGGCAAGGCCCAGAACAAGGAATGGGCTAAGTACACCCCTTGCCTCCAACTCTCGATGACGGTGCTCGACTCCGTCGCCGAGCAATTCGAGCTCGGGCAGCCGTTCACTCTGACTTTCACCCCCGAGCCCACCTGACCTGTCCCGCTATCGTGGCGTGTCGCACTCCACGGGACACACTCGCGCTCTAGCGTGAGGTTTTGAGAGCGGACCGCGCCCTCCCAGCACCACCGAACCACGCGGACGACGGCGTACTCCGAGATCGGGGCCGTGGCTGAGACCGGCCCACCACGGGAGTACCCATGAGCACCGTCGTCATGACGAACCCTTCGCTTGCAGGCGAAGAGCGCGCCGTCACCACCACCGAAGCCTTCGAGCAGGTCTGGTCCGACAAGGGCTGGGTCATCGTCACAGACGAGCCCGCCGTCGAGGCACTGAAGTTCCCAAGCCCGCCCAAGGCACCCATCGTGACCGATCCCAAGATCGGAGCCTGACATGGGCATGTTCTTCCGCCGCGGCACCACCGGCGTCCGCTTCGTCCCCACCATCGTCGACATCGCCTCACCCACCGCAGTTGAGATCACCGCCGGCACGGACCTCGGCGCCGCCCTCGCAGCCATGGAGGGCTTCGAGACCAAGCTCAACCGGATCAACCAGCCCCTCCTGAAGTACAAGCAGGAGGTCCAGATCGACGGCCCGCAACAGTTCGGTGACGCGAAGCTGACCCTCATCGAGGACGACGGCACCGGCGCGACCGGTGACGACCTGGCCCGCAAGACCATCTACACGGCCCTGCCTGAGCAGGCCACCGGGTTCATCGTCATCAACTCGACCGGTCAGACCTTCGCGGCCGCGGCCAAGGTCGAGGTCTGGCCGATCCGGATCGGTTCCAAGAACCGGGACTTCTCCCTGGGTACCGAGCCGGGCCGCTACATCTGCGAGCTGGCGATCACCGGGGCTCAGGAGAAGAACGCGGTCGTCGCGTAACCCACCAACTCCCGGCCTCACCTCGTTCAGCGCGCGTCTACCGCGCCCCTGCAGTCGCTCGTCCGTCGGTCATCGGGACGTCAGCAGGGGCGCCGGGTAGCGCCACAGGCACCGCTTGCGGGCACACGCCGCCTGTGGCCTGACGCCGCTGGGGTGGGGCCGGGAAGCACCACCAACGCCCGTTCCTGACCGGCCCGCAGCAACCAAGGAGAACGCCATGGCAAAACCCAGCAAGGGCACACCCAAAGACATGCGCCTCAAGGCCAACCAGCCCAAGAAGGCCGCAGCGCTGAAGTTCGGCTCACCAGCCTGGCGTGCCAAGTACGGCAAGTAGCCCACCGCCCACCACCACGCAAGGAGCCCCGCGCATGACCGCACCGAAGAACCCACAGG